AGTAGAACAATTATTCAATAAAATGGGTATCGAGCATTACGCACTCCCACACCCATCTCCACTTAATAGGAAACTAAACGATAAAGCGTACGAATTAAAAATCATAAATAACATCAAAACGTATTTACAAATAGACTCGTCTATGGTATAATAGACAAGTAAGGAGAGAAATATGAAGACCATTATACTACTTGGTCGTGGTACCGAGGGCTGCGGCGTTACACAATGTTCTATACAAATGCAAAAAGTAACCGGAGCCACAATACTTTCAGCAAACGACAAGAAGTGGGGTAGAGCCAAAGGACTTGACATTGACCAGACAGAAATGTCTATCGGTAAACAATGGCAAGAAATGGCAAGTATAATTAATGATTACGATCTTTGCATTGTGTATTCGATTCCATCAAAATCTCATCCACAAGATTGTCAAGATAATTTCCTTCAACTTCTTGATGCTATCGATATTCGTAAAGCATTTATCAATGTAGATCATAAATCTGCATCAATTGCGCGTAATGCTAACTTAGTAGAAGTGTGCAATAAGATGGATGTTATTATGACTCATAGTCTGGAAAATGATTTCTGTAAATTTATGAAGAAAAATAAAATCATGGTGCCATTGAAAAAGATGGGTCTTGGTTTTGATTATGATGGACATCGTGCTAAATACTGGAAACCAATTGAAGAAACGTATAAAGAATATGTGCGTTGGATTGGCCGGACTGCTATGTGGAAAGGTCCAGCTCTTATGATTGATTATCACCAAGATGCACTAATGGATGCTGGATTTATTACAATCCTTGAGGGATTAGAAGCTTCTATTCAATATCCTTTAGTACTATATCGTGATAATAAGAATGAGAATCCTACAGATCGTCGCAAGGTTGTAAATTACTTTAGACCAGAAAAACAACACGGCGAGACAGAAAAGTTTAAAGAAGATATGTATGGTACAGAAAAATCTGGCCAAGGCGCATATCTCTATCCTCAATATACAAATCATGATTGTATGCAACGTATGGCTAAGTCAGCATTTGGTGCAGACTTGTATCATTTAAAAGCAGAAACTTATGGCAATAACATAGAAAACTGTCATGCTGAAATCATAGCATGTGGTGCTATTCCTATTTTTCATAAGCACTTCTGTGATAATGTCATACATAAAGAACAGGGCAAACCAGTATCCCTATGTAAAAATACTGGCACTATTGGTCTAGATTATTCTAACTTTAAAGAATGTAAAGACCTGATGATCAAATTAAAAAATGATCCATCTATGAGAGATGATTGGCGTGAAATGGCTTTTGAATTTTGGAAGCAACACTCAGACGGTGAGATGGTTGTAAATGAAATTATGCAATTAGCCACGAGCGACGAACACCAACCACAAGGACTAGAGGAATTTTTCGGATGACACATGTTTTTATTACCGGTATAGCCGGAATGATAGGGTATCATACTGCTATCAAATTAAAAGAACAAGGATACTCAGTTGAGGGTATCGATAACTTTAACGATTATTACGATGTAGAATTAAAGAATGCTCGTAGTAATTTACTCGCTGAAAAGCAAATACCCGTACGTAATATCGATATCGCTTCGACTGGCGAATATTATGAATATATACAGGCTGCAGATGTGGTATTACACTTAGCTGCATATGCCAATCCAAGACATGCGATGGATGAGCCACAACTTTACATTGATACAAATATTACTGGTACACAAAAATTGCTCGAGATATGTGAAGAATTTAATATACCAGTCGTATATGCTTCGAGCTCATGTGTTATGCATGGTCAAAGTTTACCTTGGACAGAATATGATACACCGGCACATCAAAATAATCCGTATGGCTGGTCAAAACGTGTGAATGAATGTCAATTTATTTATTCAAAAATAGCTCGTACAATCGGACTTCGTTTCTTTACAGTGTATGGTCCTTATGGTCGACCAGATATGGCACTATTTAAATTCACAGATGCGATTGTGAATGGTACACCACTTACACTTTATAATTATGGTGACATGAAACGCGACTTTACTTATGTCGGTGATATTGTTCAAGGCATTGAGCTCGTAATTAAACAGATACTCGAAAGTGATGAACCACTCAATGAGATCTATAATATAGGTTATGGCGAGCAAGTTCAGCTGATGGACTTTGTCGAAGAAATCGAAAAGAACTTAGGACGAAAAGGTACATACGATAAAGTTCCACCTCATCCAGCTGATATGCCAGCTACTTGGTCTGATACGTCTAAATTACAAAAGCTCGGATATAAGCCGACTACTCCAATATCAGAAGGTGTAGAAAAATTTATTACTTGGTATAAGGAATACTATAATGTCAATTAATATCGCAATCATTGGTCATGGATATGTAGGGAAAGCTGTTGATCATGGCTTCTCTACGTCACAGGTTGAAAAGTTTATTATAGATCCACTCTATAATAATAATATAGAAGATTACGCAAGAACGCGCATCGACGCAGCTTTTGTCTGTGTACCTACACCATTCGGTAAAAGTGGACAAATCGATTCATCGATTGTAGAAGATGTAGTACAAAGACTCGAAATATTTGCTTGTCCTATTGTAATTAAATCGACTGTAACTCCAGACGTAGTTGATAAACTTTCAAATCAAAACAAAGATGTAGTATATAATCCTGAGTTTTTAACTGAAGCAAATCATCTCGAAGATTTCATTAATCCACCAATGCATATCTTTGGTGGTCATCAATTAATTACTCGTCAATTACAAGAATTATACGAAAAGCATTCACAGTGTAAACCGTGTCCAGTTTATCATATGACTGCTACTGAAGCATCATTCGTTAAGTACGGAATCAACTCTTTCCTTGCTACAAAGGTTCTTTGGTTTAATCAGTTTAAAGATATCGTAGATAATGCTGGTGCAAAATATAATGTAATTGTAAATGCAATTGGTTCTGATCCACGTATTGGGCACTCACATACTCAAGTTCCTGGGCCCGATGGTCGCAAAGGTTTTGGTGGAGCGTGTTTTCCAAAAGATACAAATGCTTTTGCTTCCTATTCGGATGGAGCTTTTTCAGTTCTTGAAAAGGTTATCGAAGAAAATAATACATATAGAAGTCAATATGAATTAGATGAACGTGAAAAAGAACAGAAAGTAACCTATGCCTAATTATGCTAGTATAGTGCCGCTGATTGGCGGCGAAACAATCGCTATGCAAAATGTATTTGGTAAAAGACCGGAGTATATTTTAAGTTATGAACCGTTTCAAGCGAATGATAGTCACCTCAACGAATATTATAAAAACGAAGTACCCTACTATCTTATCGGAGACGGTGGGGTACCTGATGTACCTCGTGTCGATGTTATTAATACCGTATGCCCTTGTGCTGGGCTTAGCAGTCTTAGCACTACAAGCAGTTCTGATGCTGCTGTTAACGATTGGATGCGCACCACTGCGAATCATGTTTTGGGTACACTCTCTCCTCAAGTATTCTGGGGCGAAAATGCACCAAGACTCGCTTCAGCAATGGGACGACCGGTTGTCGAAGACCTTAGGAGAATCGGGGAAACGTTTGGATATACTTTTTCTATATATAAGACGAAATCTATTCTTCATGGATTAGGACAGGTTAGAGATCGAGCATTTTATTTTTTCTGGAAAGGTAAAAAAACTCCAAAATTCGAATATATAAAACGTGAACATGAAAAGATTGAGGATACGATTCGTTCCGTGAAACGCGATCCAAGTGATCCAATGTCAGTCCTTACTAATACGAGTGTTCCATCTGAAAATCCATACTATCGATATGTCCTTCAAGAAATTGAAGGAGGTATAACTCATTCTGAATTTCAAGATAAAATAGATAAGAGTTATGATATACTTCATTATATTGAGCATAAAGGTATTCGATATGATCAAGTTTCTCGATGGATGTCTAAGAACGGATTCGAAAAACAAGCGACTCGTTCTATGACTATGTATGAGAAACTTAAAGCTGGTGGAAATGTGATGAGACGTGGTGTAAATATACCAAAGGGTTATATTGGTGCCTTTGTCGGAGCATATCCTACGAGCCTTACTCATCCAGACGAGGACCGTTACTTGACAATTCGTGAATGTTTATCAATCATGAAATTACCAAAAGATTTTAATCTTCAAGG